CCAACGACAGGCCAACCTCAATGCAGTCCGCTGCAGACCCGTTTTCGGATGTCTGGGAAGTGTCGAAACTCAACGATGAGTGGAGCAAAGCCCGGAATTTGAAGCGGTGGTGCGAGGACAACATTGATGGCTGCGAAGTAGAGGGCAAGGAGTACAGCTCAGACGATGTGAAACAGATCAAACGGCGTGTAGAAGACGCCATCGACCTGCACATCCCATCCAGAGCCCGCTTCCTGCAGAACTACCAGCAGATCAAGCCTATCGCCGAGACGCTCTACCCATGGTGGAAAGACCGTTCGGCTGCCGAGTACACCGAGGCGCAGGCCGTCCTGCGGCAATTGCCGCAGATTGCCTCACTGCCGGAGTACCAGGTGCTGGTCGGTGACTTCATTGCCGGGCGCAAGTTGCGTCTGGCTCAGGAGTCCGCCAAGGGCAATCCATCTGCCACCCGCCCACTGGTCAAGGCACCCAGTCAGCCTGGTCGACCCACCGCAATCCCTGCAAAGAAGGATGCGGCCAAGGTCGGTCTGGATGCTGCCAAGTCGAAGTTCACTAGGTCTGGGTCGACCATCGAATTAGCCCAAGTACTCAAAAGGATGCTCTAAACCATGCCCCTGCTACAACCAAACCAAGGCGGCTCTTCCGCGCTCGCTTCAACTTCCGCCGCTCGTGAAGATCTGGCGGACTACATCGCCATCGTCGACGCCAAGTCGACCCCGTTCGTGTCCATGGCCCCCAAAGGCAAGGACATCGGGAATATGCAGTTCTCTTGGCAGGTCGACAATTACGGCGTCCCTGTCCTCGGTGGCGTACCGGACGGCACTGACGTGACCGTCGCCAACGCCTCCAACCCGGTGGTCAATCGGACCCGTCTGAACAACTTCGGCCAGGCCTTCCGCCGAGACCTGCGCATCGGCTTTATTGCCGAGACCCAGGAAGTCGCTGGTGTGACGGATGAGTTGGCCAACGGCATCGCTAAGAAGCTCGTTGAGATCAAGCGCGACATGGAGTCGACCTTCATGTGTACCAACCAACCTTCCCAGATGGACACGGGTGTTGGTGGTAACGCCTACCGCACCGGTTCACTTGGTAACTGGCTGAACGCCGACAATTCCGCAAACATCGGTGCCTGTGCCGCTGGTTCGCCTTTCAAGCCGGCCTCCGGCGCGATTGACACCACTGCCGCGGCTTCCTTCGTTGAAGCCACTGCCCAGAACGTGCTGACCGCTATCTACAGCGCCACCGGCACCTTCCGCGACTACGACTGTATCTTGGGTTCCACGCTCAAGCGTGCGTTCACCAACCTGACGGCCTCGGGAAGTGTCGTTGTCACTACCCCCAACACTGGTGTTGCTGCTACCAGCGTCCGCACCTTCAACCAGGATCTCGGTGCCGACACTTTCAAGGCGTCCATCGATGTTTTTGAAGGAGATTTTGGACGGCTAATTTTACATCCGACCCAATTTATCGGGTCCACTCCTGGCACCACGTTGACTGCCACACCCACCAAGGGCTACGTGATCCCGATGGACATGGTCGAGGTGCGCTACGCCAAACTCCCTCAGGTTAAGAATCTGCCGGATTCCGGCGGCGGCCCTGCCCGCCTCGTTGAGGCCATTGCCGGCCTCGTTGTGAAGAATCCGAGCGGGTTTGGCTTCTTCAACGGCGCCTAATCAGTCTACAACAGGGGAGGTCCATTCCGGGCCTCCCCCTCTTTCCTTTCTCATGGCTCACAATTCCGTAACGTCCGTCATCGCCAACGCTCTCGACGACCTACCCGGCGAACTGCGCCGCGCCGTCATCAAAGAGTTCCAATCCGGGATCTCTAAGGAGTGGGTGAAGGCCGGCATCCATCAGCAACGCATCGCCAAAGACTCCGAAAGGGAGACCCGCGCCATCGACGGCATCGGCCGACTCCGTATGCGCATCGACCCGACACTCTACCACGCCTGGGGAGCCAAACTTGGATACGACTGCTGGAAGGACTCCCAATTTTTGAAAGAGGTCGAGCGGGATAACCCCGAGGTGCGAGTGCGCTGCGGGGCTACACGCTTGCAGGTTGGATGGAGCGGTGGCACAAAACGCAGTAGTCAGAAGTTCACTCTATGAATGTCGGATCTAACCGCCAACTGGCCGGCGAATACGGTGGCCGGTACATCGACGCCTCCGCGGGCACTGTGACCGGCAACTACATGGAGATCCATGCCGTCGCCACGACCATCCTCGGAGCCATCACATCCAACATCACCAACTTCCCATCCGGCGTGACCATTCAGGCCGGCGACTCGATCTCGGGCGTCTTCACCTCGGTGGCTGTATCCTCCGGGGCGATCATCGCCTACAACCGCAAGTGGGTCTAAAATGCGTCTCGGCCTAGGACTAGGACTCGGCGTGCAGCAAGCCCTCGGTGGGGCTGGCGGCGGCGCCGACCTGCCTATCATCCGGCGCGACCTGCTGCAGGAGGACGACTTCTTTGTATTCCTCGAGGACGGCATCCAAGATCGTCATCACTTTCGGCACTTTCGACTCTTTAGACTTGGAGAACGGGGACTTCCTTCTCCGAGAGGACACGGGCAAACTCATCATCCAAGCAAACTAACTTATGGCAGACACGAAAATCACGGCCTTGGCGGCCATTACCGTAGTTGATCCCGCGGCAGACGTTCTGCCGATTGTGGACATCTCAGATACGTCGATGGCTGCCTCAGGCACCACAAAGAAGATCACTAGCAACCAGATCCTAGGCTCTGGCGGCACCGCCACCCTCGCATCCGCCACCATCACCGGCGCGGCTACGGTGGGGACGACATTGGGCGTGACGGGTGTTTCGACGTTTGCTGCTGGCACCGCGCTGCTCCCCGCTCTTACAACGACTGGAGACACGAACACCGGAATCTACTATCCTGCGGCAGACACGTTTGCTGTCACCACAGGTGGGACTGAGCGTTTGCGTGTAAACTCATCCGGCAACGTTGGCATCGGAGTTACGCCGAGTGCGTGGGTTTCCACATTCAAAGCATTGCAAGCTAGCACTTATGCTTCATTTGCTGGTAATAGCGACGACAAGCTGACAGATGTTGGCAACAACTTCTACAACGACGGAACGGGAAAGTTTGTTGGCAACGGTTATGCCGCTTCTTATTCGCAATATCAGGGAACGCATCGCTGGCAGACATCAACCGTAAGCAACGCTTCAGGGGCTGGGGCTGGGTTGACGTTCAACATGAACATGGTCCTTGATACGTCTGGTAATTTGCTGGTGGGTCTTACCACAGCCGGAACCACCGCTGCTAAGACTATCCAGATTGCCAACGGAACCGCTCCTACGGCTAACGTCACTGGCGGTCAACTCTACGTCGAGTCCGGTGCACTGAAGTTCCGTGGAAGCTCCGGCACCATCACCACAATCGCAGCCGCCTAATCTATACGACCATGATTACCCTCTCTTGGCTCATCGAACGCCTTCTCGTTAAGCCCATCGAAGGCAGCAATCCCGATATCGTCATCACCGCCGATTGGCGTTGCAACGGCACTCAGGATCAATACAGCGGCACCTGCTACGGCTCCTGCTCGTTCCAACCGCCGTCTGGTGAGTTCACGCCTTACGAGGATCTGACCGAAGCGCAGGTCTTGAACTGGTGCTACGCCAATGGTGTCGATCAAGCGGCTATCGAAGCCAACGTGACGCAGCAGATCGAGAATCAGATCGATCCGCCCGTTGTGACGCTGCCGTTGCCGTGGGTGCCGGTGCCTCCTCCGGTTAAGGTTGCGGAGCCTGTTGTTATCGCTGACGCTCCCGTCGTATGATCAAGATAGAACTCACTGAAGAGCAGGCCAATAGCCTCCTCCAACTCATCGACATTGCGGTTAAGGCTGGTGGTGTTGCTAACGCCCGTGCAGCCCTTCCGCTTGTGGACCTCATAGTCGCATCCGCACAACCCAAGCCCGAGTAATGGAACCAACGAACAGCAGCACCAGCCCTGGACTCAGCCTAGCAGCAGCAGCAGGTGCTACCGCTGTTTCGTTTATTCCGTGGCTTACCGACTGGGTTCAGCTTATCACCGCGCTCATTGGCTTAGCCTGCGCCATCTACGGAGCCTATAGGCTGTTCAAATCCAAATGAAAAACACGAAAACAACTCTCGCTGGTGTTGGTGCCATTCTGGTCGCTGTTGGAGGAGCCTTGAAGGCCGTCTTCGATGGTGACCCGACAACCAACCTGGACCTGACTACGACCATCGCCGCGGTCACTGCTGGTATCGGCTTGATCTGGGCCAAGGATGCCAAGGAAGCCGAAGTTACTAAGCCGTGAACTGGGTCTATCAGATCCTAAAAGCACTGCTCGACTGGTTCCGCGAAACACCACCAACCGATGTGCAACATGGTAAAGCTCCCGAAGCCCTCAAGAGCGATCTGGCTGGCCGCATTGCTGACCTGCCTGGGCTGCCAGATGACCAGGGTGGTCCTGGTCCCTTCCGGTGATCCGGTGATGCTGGCCCAGCCGGTGAAGGCCAGCGTCTATGCTTTCGATGCGGACAAGAAGCTGGTCGGGCCATCCCGGGTAACCCTCCCGGCCGGCTGGTACGTCCTACCCAAGAAATAAAACTATGGCCCAGCAAACGATCAACATCGGCACCATCGCCAACGACAACACCGGGGACACCCTCCGCGGCGCCGGTGAAAAAATTAACGACAACTTCGACGAGCTGTATGCCGCGGTGCCGCTGGTTACACCGAGCACCTGGGTGCCGACCCTCATCGACTCCGGCGGTGGCCGCACCTTCGCCATCACCACCAACACGGCCCGGCACACGTCCATCGGCTTCGTGACCACCTTTACCGCGGACATCACCGTCAACTCGGTGACCGGATCCGCCACAGGCAACCTCCGGCTGTCGCTGCCGGATGCCGTGACCTACGAGGCCGCAGCCGCGGTGTGGCTGACCAATGCCACCAACCAGGCCAAGACCGCCATCATCGCCAGGCTAATCGCCGGCACCAGCTACCTCGAGCTGTCGCATTTCGAGACAGGAGCTGCCACCAGTTTGGCCGCCAATCTCCAGGCCACCAGCCGGCTGATAGTGTCCGGCACGTATTTCACAGCCTAACATGACCACCATCGGATCCAGTCTCCAGCAGGGCATGGCAGTGCTCCAGCAAATGCTGGGGGCGCCGATGTTCATCTGGGAGGGCTCGTCGATCCGGTGCATCCCGGCTGCCGTCAACGATGCCAACGTGCCCATCTCCGGTGGCTTTCAAGACAATGCGACCTCCCGGATCTTGGTCATGTTCAGCGACTGGAAGACCTGCGATAGCACCCTGGTCTCGATGGACTCGACGCTCTACACGCTCGACCAGGGCACGACCTTCTCCAGGCTACTCAAGGAGGACGGCCTGTTCGTTCTCCAGGAGAACAGCGACCGCATCGCCCTGACATTCTGCAAGCCTCGGCCGGTGGTCGGTAGGACGCTGGTATACCAGGGACGCACCCTCCGCATCCTGTCCTGCCGTGTGGATGCCTCTGGTGCCTACTACAACCTTGAACTGGGGGCGAAGACCAAGTGAAATTTGGAGTCAACATGACGGTCGACAGCGGCAAGTTCGACCTTGCCATGAAGCAGTATTTGATGACGACCTCCCGAGATCTTCACAAGGCCATCAACAGCCGGTTCTTCTACCTGATGGTCCGGCTGTTCGTCCTGGTGCCACCCAAGAGCCCAGGCCAGGAGCGGCGCCGGATCGCCGACTACTTGGGGACGCCTGTCGGAAACCTAAACAGAAAATCTAAGAAGACTGGTAAGCGCATCGGAACCTCAAGGATTCTAAGAAGAGTGCACCTTATCGTTCAAGCAAAAGCCGCTAAAAACCCAACAGTAAACCTAAACGGAGGTCACGGTCTTTACGGAAAAGCAATGAAAGCAGCCGCCTCGGCGCTGATGAAGAGATCCATCGCATCGGTTGGATACCTCAGATCCGCAGTGGTAAAATCCATCAGAATCTACAACCGAGGATTCACTCAATTTCAAAGTCCTAAATGGAAACCGCTTTCTAAACCTGCCAGCTACAGAGCGCCAAAGAAAACAAACAGCGCTTTAGTTGCAATGGCCAATGAATATGGTCTTCCTCAAGAGAATGTAAGCATCCACAAAGGCACCGTTGCACATGGATTTCAGGCGGTTCCTGGATTCAATCCCACCGCTTTCGTTTCGATGCGCACAGGTGTTGCAGACAATCAATACAACCGGGTATCTGAAATTTACAACACGGCCATGCAGAAAGCCATGGACGACGAGACGGCCGAGATGGTCAACCACATGACCGAGGCCCTCCTGGCCAACGGTAAGGTTCTCGAAGACAACGGAATCTCAATCAAATGAACGCCGTCGCCCTAAGAGCAGAGCTTGCAGTCGCCGACTACCTGGCAGCAGCCAACTGGTCGGCCTCCGGCGCCGGCACACCGACCTGCCTTACCTCCTACAGCCGCGGTCTGTACGACGACCCCGACGACCAGGACGTCATGCCCAACTTCCCGCGCCTGGTGGTCTCGACCAACTCGGCCAGGCCAATGCAGCGCACCGACCTGACCTGTGAGATCGAGATCGCCGTCGAGCTACAGCTATCGGCCGACGACACCGACGAGGCTGCTGTGCTGACCACCGTACAGGTGCTCGACAACCGGATCCTGCCTCTCTTTGACGACGCCGGGGCCTCTGCCCTCGATGCCGCAGCAAACGACGCCAGCGGCCCGTTTACCGCGCAATTCGCAGCCCCTCTGGACTTTGGGGCATCCTCAATCTCTAATCGGTCCAGGACGTTCACCAGGACGTTCACCCTCTTTTGTTCGGCAACCATCTAACCACCCACACGAATGGCTAATTCACAAGGACTCGCTTACCAGTTTGGTTCACCGGCTTCGGTGACGATGTTCGACACAGACAACGCAACCGCAGTTTTCACCGCCCTGGCGTCGATTGAGAGTTACGACCTGACTCACGAAGCCGACACCGAGGAGGTTCGAAACAGCGCCGGCGAGACGGTCGGTCACATCGGCTACAACGAACGAGTGACCCTGAACCTGAACCTGATTCCCTCTGGCGCCAATGCAGCCGCCGCCCTGGCCTTCTGTTCACTGGCCCCGGTCAATGGAACGGTGGCAATTAGCGGCGCTCCAGTGATCAAGATGATGGGCACAGCCGACGTCTTAAACACCGGCCGGTTCATCTATGCCGGCGGTGGCTCGGTCAAAATGACCCAGAGCGGCAAGGCCATGGTCTCGATCACCGTGAAGAAATTCAAGAACCTGACCACCGCTGCCGCTGTCGCCCTGAACGTGTGAGCAGCCTGGCCGCCATCCTAAGCGCAACAGCCAAGCCTTGTCCGATGGTAATCGGGCTCCGCATGGTGCCCTTTACTGTCGGCCACGCCATCCTGTTGCACCGCCTCGGATCGCCCTTCGTCACCGGCGGCCGGGCCAGCGCTAACGACCTGGTCGAGGCTGTCGTCGTGTGCAGCCAATCCGCCGAGGAGTCGATCAAGACCATGGCCTCGGTGTTCCGGTGGGTGCCGCTCCGGCTGATGCGCCAGAAGGTTAGCAAGTCCGACCTGGTCAAGGAATGCCATATCCTCCAGGAGTGGATTGGCGACAAATCCGACTGCCCAGAGGTTCTCCGGCAGCCGGGTGCAGGATCCAGGGAGGCCGCTATGCCCTGGCCCGAAAGGCTGCTGGTTGGCCTGGTCGACATTGGATTTACCGAGGAGACGGTTCTGAATATGCCGGTGACCGATGCCGAAAGGTTCTTCCTGACCAACGCCGAAATGCACGGTCAGGTCGAGCTGTGGAACGACAAGAACGATGCCCTCTGGCGCCTGGGTCAAGAACGCGAGACAATAAGGAACTAACAAATGGCCATTTTCTCACTCATCGCAAAGCTCGGCCTGGACGGTTCGGCCTACGAAAGCGGCCTTAAACGAGCCTCCAGCGTGACCGACAAGTTCCGATCATCCGTTGGTATGCAGTTAGGCGCTGCACTGTCTGTTGCTGCCATTGGCTCTTTTGTTTCAAAGGTGGTCGAGACAGTCGACGCCATTGGGGACTTGTCCGAGCAACTCAACATCAGCACCGACGACGTCCAGCGACTCCAGGTGCTGGCAGGCCAAACGGGTGTTTCCTTCGAGGCCATGGCCAAGTCGATCACAGCAGTCGGCCAGGAGCGTCTCAAGGCTATTGAGGAGGGAGGAAAGGCCCGGGAATACTTCCAAGCGCTTGGCTTTTCAGTCGCTGAACTTAACGACAAGAGCATCTCGAATATCGACTTAATCTCCAGAATGGGTCAGGCCCACAAGGATGCAGGCAGCAGCGCACAGACACAGGCGGCTATGATTGCGATCCTCGGCGAGAAGGCATTCAAGGCCGCGGGTGCTATGGCCAAGATCAAGGAGATCGGTCCGATCAATCTGATCTCAAAAGAGCAGATCGATTCTATTGGAAAATTGGCTGATCGAGTCGACGAGATAAAGCGGACCATCATTCTGTCAGCAGTTCCTGAGATTAACTTCTTTGCAGATGCAGTTGAGCGTGCCGCTAAAGATGCTGAGACAATGGAAGACGGATTACTTGGCTTCTTTCAAACACTGGGAGGCAAGGGGTCAATTCTAAAAGCCAGCTTTCAAGAAGCGTTTGCCTCACCTCAGGACGTTAACAGAAGTTTCGAGGCATTACCGATCCAACGCGGCACCATCGGCACAATAGACAGCAGGGCAAAACGCGAGACCTCAATGTTCTCAACGGAAGCGCCTCCTGGATGGGTCAACACCCTTGTGGGTCAAATTAAGATCCAGACGAACGAGACCCGTGCGATCCGAGTAAACACCGGCAGAACAGCTCAGGCTGTCGAATAACATGGCAACACTCCAAGGCTCACCAAACCCAAATAACTTCGAGTACATCGAGGTCAGCCGCGCCTACGACAACAACGGCAACGGCCGGGTGGTGCAGTTAGTTTTCCGCGGAGACAAGGACACCCTCCGCATCGCATCGGCCCAATGGGTGGCCCTGGGCGCCAAATACAGCATCCGCGAGGACGGTCCTTATTCCGAAGCGACCGTCACCATCGGCGGCAATTCATTTGATCCCAGCCTTGCAATACAAGATCAGTCGGCCCCGTTACCTGGAGAAATAGCAGACATCCGCTACGAGTTCCGCACCGACTACCTCGATGTCTCGGTGTTTGCTCTACCGGCAGTCGACAAGGAGGCTAACTCGACAGGGAATCCAAACCTCTACAAGTTCGTCATTGAGACAGCAGCTAAAAACGGTGAGGTTTTATCTCAGAGAGATACTAACCTCGCAGATCCAGCTCGTTATCCGATGGCGCTTAAAGTCTGGCAGATGCTCTACCGAGGCCAGGACACATTCCCGATTGCTCGAGTAAGTCTGACCAGAATAGCCACTTTCTCCGGCAACCTAGGCCTGCCTCAAGTTCCCAACGGAATACCGCCTGTCTACACGGTCGAATCGTTTGCTCAAAATTGGAATCTGCCACTATCTGTGCAACAAATGCTTCCCAAAATTCCCAAAGATCAAGCCACCGGAGCAGTCTTAGCACCCTTCGGCACCGTGTGGGGCTGGAAGCAGACAAACTACTCGACCAGCCTGATGACCAAAACAAACCAGGTCGAGCAGATCATCGCATGGACTTTCGCACCTTACGACACACTAATCTATCCGTTCTTCTAACACCTACCCACTAATATCATGGCAGACGAAATCCAATTAACAGCCCGGTTGTACGCCTCCAAAAACGGCGCTTTCCTACCCTCGGTCACCTACACCAAGAGCAGCACGATGGTAGGCACCGACATGGGCAGCCAGACTCAGGTCATCGGCCTGACGGTCGAGGCCCTCGATGTCCCAGTCGACGTGACCAGCCCCTACAAACTCCTAATCTCCAATCTGGACACTACCAACTATGTCGAAATGGGATTCGTGTCCGGCACCTACACGATGCGAATCCCGGCCGGCGAGACGCTGCTGATGCCCTATGTCAATGCCACGCTCTATCTCTTGGCCAACACCTCATCGGTGACCGTACAGGCCACCTTCTGCGAAGTTTAAACCACCAACCCTATGGCCAACGAAGTCGAGATGTCAGCCCGGCTGTACGCCAGCAAAGGCGGCGCTGTGATCAACTCACTGTCTTACAGTGCGATAGCGAACATGACCGGCACCGACATGGGGCAGCAGA